GAACAATGGTTATTAGCTTCAACTGAAGATAGAGAAAAAGCCGATTTAAGACTTGCACCCCGTCGGCAATATTTATAAGGAAACGCTATGGGACGAAAGTATACGTCTGGTAAACATGCCATAGCAGAATGTGATCGTTGTGGTTTTCAATATAAGTTACATGAACTAAAAGACTTATTTATAAAGACTACAGACACTAATATTAAAGTCTGCAAAGAATGTTGGGAACCAGACCATCCACAGAACATGCAAGGTATGTACCCAGTGGATGACCCACAAGCAGTACAAGATCCAAGACCAGATAGAAACTTGGATGAGCAAAGAGATTATCAGTATGGCTGGAATCCTGTTGGACTTAATAATGGTCTAGCATTACCAGACATTGAAGATGATTTGGAAGGTACCGGCGGGGTTGGCACGGTTACTGTAACAACAACTTAGGAGTATAATATGAACAAAGATAGAAAATGTTGCCCTACTACTTACAAGCAACCAGAAATGGTAGCAACACCGAACACAGCTGGCTATCCTGAAAAGGATGTTAAGACTGAAGGCGTAGTAACACGAGGTAATGGTGCAGCTACAAAAGGCACAAAAGCACGCGGTCCAATGGCATAAGGATAAAGAATGACTTACGCAGAATTAGTAGCAGCAATACAGTCTTATACTGAGAACCAGTATAGCACTACAGACATAAATACATTTATACAGCAGGCTGAACAACGCATATATAATTCAGTTCAACTACCTGACTTACGTAAAAATGTTACAGGTAACATGACAAGCGGTAATAAATATTTTAGTTTACCTAGTGATTGGTTATCTACATTTAGTATTGCTGTGATTAATGCTGATAATGAATATACATACTTATTAAACAAAGATGTAAACTTTATTAGAGAATCATTCCCTGACACTGATTCAGGGTTTTATGGACAACCACAATATTATGCTATATTTGATGATACAACAATGTTGCTCGGACCTACTCCGGATGCTAATTACAATTCTGAGCTTCATTACTATTATTATCCTGAGTCTATTGTTACAGCTGGTAACACTTGGTTGGGTGATAACTTTGATAGTGCTTTATTCTATGGAGCGTTGTTGGAAGCAGCTGCGTTTATGAAAGAAGAGGGCGATGTACTTACAGTATATGCTCAAAAATATAACGAAGCTATGGGACTTCTTCAGAACTTAGGTGAAGGTAAAAATAGACGAGATGCTTACAGAAGTGGGCAAGAAAGGATTCCGGTAACACGTGGATAATGAAGCAAAAATAATACAAGGTGTAGATTTTGATGTGGTTACATCAAATGGACAAGGCCACTCACCTGAACAGATAGCGGAGATGGCATTAGCAAAGATTATATATGTAGCGCAAGATGCTAATCCGTTAATACGTGAGCAAGCAGAAGCTTACAAAAATCACATTAGACAAGTTCTAGTGCAATATATGAAAAAGGCTATTAAGTCTAATCATACAACTTTGGCGAATAAACTGCATGAAGCGGGGCATTCAGAATTAACAAAACTTTTGGAGATTTAACATGGCAATTTCACAAGCAATGTGTACGTCATTTAAAGTTGAACTGTTGAATGGTATTCATGCGTTCAGTACTACAGTAGCACGTGGAAGCACAGCTGCTGATACTTTTTACATGGCTTTATATACATCATCAGCTACTTTAGATGCTACAACAACAGCATATACAGCATCAGATGAAACAACAGGTACAGGCTATGTTGCTGGTGGTCAAGCATTAGCAATATCAGATGCCCCACAATCATCAGGCACAACAGCATTTTTAAGCTTTACCGATGAAACATGGTCTACAGCAACTATTACAGCACGTGGTGCGTTGATCTATAACTCAACACAATCAAACAAAGCTGTAGCAGTGTTGGACTTTGGTGGTGATAAAACATCAACAGCTGGAGATTTTACAGTAGTATTCCCTACTGCTGATGCTTCAAACGCTATTATTAGAATAGCTTAATAGGAGCTAGTAATGGCTGGTGTCATAATACCCTTAGATGGGTGGGGTGCTGGAACCTGGGATGCAGAATCTTTTGGCCAGAACCCGATCAACTTCACTGGTACAACAAGTGTTGGATCAGTTACGACATCAGCAGATGCAAATGTAAATATAACAGGTGTTTCTGCAACTGTACAAGAAGGAACCGTTAGCTTTGAAATACGAGCTAACGCTGAAGTTACAGGTGTTGCAGGGACTACTCAGTTAGGTACAGAGTCTGTTATAGGTGATGCAAACTTTAGTGTTACAGGCGAAGAAGCAACAGGTGCCGTTGGCACAGTAACAAACATAGCTAAAGCTACAGCGAGTCCTACAGGTGTAGTAGGAACAACAGGACTTGGTCAAGCCGAAATGGTTGAAACCTGGACTGGATGGAGTTCTGGACCATGGGGTCGAGGTACTTGGGGTCAACCTGTAATATTAGCTGTTGTTAGTGGAGTTAGTGCTACAACCGGTTTAGGAAGTACTACTCAAACTGCCGATGCAAATACAAATGTTACAGGTGAAGTAGGAACTACTGCAGTAGGCACAGTATCTACAACAGCAGATGCAAATATAAATGTAACAGGGCTAGCAGGCACAACAGTACTCGGTGAAGAATCAGTTACTGGCGATGCTAATGTTGCTCTAACAGGTGTAGAAGGAACAGGACAAGAAGGCACTGTAACTACTAGAACTGTTAACAATGTCTTTGTAGCTGGAGTTGAAGGTACAGGGCAACTAGGACAAGCTTCTACGATTGGTGAAGCAAATGTCTATGTAACAGGGGTTCAGGCAACTGGACAGACACAAACATTTACTTTAGTTTGGGGTGAAATAGACACATCTCAAACACCAAATTGGACAAGGATTGCAGCATGATAGTAGAAGCAAAAGAAATTAATGGTATAATTGTAAATAAATACGAAGTACATTTAGAGTGTTCCAACTGTGGAATGACTGTAGATGCAGAAGAATATAATTCAGGAACCTGCTCTGATTGTGGTGCCGCGTGGAATGGTAAAAAACATACCAAAGTTCACGTAACAAGCGTACCTGCAAGCGGTAAATCAACATAATAAAAAGAGGTAATTAAAATGGCTAGTACATATTCAGATTTAAAATTTGAGTTAATTGGTACAGGCGAACAATCAGGTACTTGGGGTACAACGACTAATACAAACTTAGGTACCGCAATTGAAGAAGCTATTACAGGTTCAGCTGATGTTACATTCGCAAGTGGACAAGTAACTCTAACACTAACAGATACAAACGCGACTCAAACAGCACGTAATTTGAGACTTAATTTAACAGGCACATCAGGTGGAGCACAAAACTTAATTGTGCCAGCTATTGAAAAACTATATTTAGTAAACAATGGTTGTGCTGATGCTATCACAGTAAAAAATTCTACTGGTACAGGTGTAGCAGTTCCAGCTGGTAAAGCTATGTTGGTATTCAATGATGGAACTAACGTTGTTGAAGCTATTTCATATGCTACAGCTTTAGCTGCTTCTGGTGCTAACTCAGACATTACATCTTTATCAGGACTAACTACAGCCCTTTCTATTGCACAAGGTGGTACAGGTGCAACAACTGCTTCAGGAGCTAGAACTAATTTAGGCTCGACAGCGATTGGTGATGCTTTATTTACAGCTGCAACCGCAACGGCAGCTCAACAAGCTATGGATACCGAAGTTGGCGTTGATGTACAAGCTTATGATGCAGACTTAACTGCTATTGGTGGTTTAGCAAAAACAGATGGTAACTTTATCGTTGGTAATGGTTCAACATGGGTTGCAGAATCAGGTTCTACAGCTAGAACATCATTAGGTCTTGGCACTCTTGCTACATTAAATGAAGTTAATGCTGCTACTATTGCAGATAATTCTGTGGGCGCTGCAGAACTTAATGTACCAGGTAATGGTAGTGCAGGACAGTATTTATCCTCTGATGGCGATGGCACTATGACTTGGGTTACAGCAGCAGCAGGTGGTTTCTCTAATATACAAGTATTTACTTCTCCAGGTACATGGACTAATCCAGGTTCAGTAGAAAAAGTTAAAGTGACTGTAGTTGGTGGGGGAGGTACTGGTGGAACTGCAGGTGCTAATGGAGGTAGAGGAGGATCTACTGGCGGAGGTGGAGGCGGTGCTGCTATTGAGGTTATACCTTTTCCATCAGGTACTAATGTACCAGTAACAGTAGGAGGAGCTTCAGGAACATCTTCTTTTGGTGCTTATTGTTCAGCTACTGGAGGAGCAGCAGGAACAGGAGGAGCAGGAGGAGCAGGAGCAGCTACAGGAGGAGCAGGAGGTTCAGGTTCTGGAGGAAATGTAAACCTTACTGGAGGAGCAGGAGGAGGCGGAGGCTTTTTTGATGTAACTTCTCATGGTGGAGGTGGAGGTGCCACTTTATATGGTGGAGGTGGTATGCCTAAAGTAGCTAACCCTGGAAATTTTACTAACGGAACTCCAGGAGGTGGTTATGGAGCAGGGGGAACAGGAGGAGCACATAATAGATCTCCTGTTAGTAATGCTCCTGGAGGAACAGGTAAACCTGGTGTTGTTATTGTTGAATATTAATAAGGAGTTATATCATGGCTAAAAAAGCATTAGTAAGTACAGTAGAGCCTAGAGGACAAAATAACTCTGGCTATCGAGTACTAGAAGTAGTAGAAGTAGGAAATGAGTTTGAAGTACATTCAAACCTTGAATGGAAAGATTGTTCAGATTCTGTTGAAATGGATAAGTATTGGTGGAAACCCTCTACATCTGAATTTAAAAAACTACCTGAAGCAGTAGAACAATCTACAGCAGGTGAGTTAGCAGTTGATGCTGAAGGTAATCCAACAGAAGAATATGTATGGAATTGGGATACAGAGACTTGGTCTAAACAGGCATTATAATATCTAAAATATATAGTATATAATAACAAGGTAGATGTAGTAAAATATGTCTACCTTGTTTTATTTATGAAAGGTTTATATGCAAAACACAGTCGAGTTGTTTAAAGAAAGTGGATATGTCCATTTAAAAAGCTTTTTAGATGAAGATAATTGTAGAGAACTTACTCAAGAATTAAATAAATATATAGAACGAGGTG